GGGTGGTGCGGCGGTCGCAGCGGGCCTTACGGTAGCTACCGCGGGCAACGCTGGAGGTACAACGAGTTTTGGCGTTTATCAGGCATTCGGTGGGGGTGCAGCGGTATCTACCGGCACAGGTGGCTTGGGTGGCGGCGCGCGAGGCGGCGTAGGGGGTGGTGTTGGAGGTCCGGGTCAAGTTGGAACATTAGGGACTGCATCTTCGTCGGCGCACTTCGGCGGGAATGGGGGATCAGGAGGCGGGTCTGGTGCAGCCGCAAATGGTGGGGCGGGCTGCGGAGCAGGCGGAGTTCTTACAGGGGCTGCGGGGGGCGTTGGGGGTGGCAGTCAGGCCGGGGGTGGAGGAGGAGCCTCGACTGTGTATGGGATAGGAGCTGTCGGGGGAGCTGGCGGGGCGGCGGCAGCGGCGGCTCCTGCTACGTCTTACGGCGCGGGTGGTGGGGGTGCGGGGGGTAAGGCAACGACGACCGCAGCCAGCAGCGCGGGCGTTGCTGGTTATGTTCTGGTGCAGTACGTCGCCTGATGGCTACTACTAGTCGCAGCGCCGAATTCACTACCGCAGGGACGACGAGCTGGACTGCGCCCACGGGAGTAACTGGCGCTATCCTTTCGATGTGCGGGGCTGGTGGCGGTGGCGGTGGCGGTGGTGCTCAAGGCGGCGGGAATTTTGGGCAGGGCTGTGGTGCGGGTTCGGGTGAAAACTGCATAGATTTTCCGGTCAAGGTCGTGTCGGGGAATTCCTATACCGTGGTGGTGGGTGCGGGGGGCGTTGGCGGGGCAGGGTCTTTTGGGCCTGGCCCATTTGGATATCAAGGTACTGACGGAGCATCGTCTTCATTCGGGAATCTCAAAGCAGCAGGAGGTTTCGGCGGATTTGGAGGATCACAGTTCGGCACATTTACTATGGCCGGAGCCAAGGGTGGCGGCGTCAATGGCGCCTTTGGCGTTAACGGTTTGGATGGCGTTCCAGGCACGGGCGATGCGACCAAGTGGTTCGGTGGTGCATCAGGGGGCGGGACGAATATTGGCGGGGGCAGCTTGGCGTCTGCCGGGGGTGCGGCAGGAGGCATGGCGGGCGGTTTGGCGGGAACTTCGTTGGGCGGCTATTCGGGCGGATCGGGAGGCGGCTCCTCTCCGTGGGGGCAAGGTGGGCGGGGTGGCATCAATACTGCGGGAGTCATAGGCGGCAATGGTGCCAACGGTGGCATAGGCGCGGGCGGGGGTAGTGGAGGGGCTACACAAAATCTGCTAACTGCAAATGGCGGGACGGGTGGTAATGGGGGTGATGGCTATGTACGAATTGATTGGGTGGAGAATTCATAATGGCGACAACTGGTACTGCAAGCCTGACCTGCACCCGTGACCAACTTATCACGGAGGTATACAAGAAGATCCGCGTGCTGGCGGAAGGGCAGACTGCATCGGCTACGCAGATCAGCGACGTGACCCTGCGCCTGAACATGATTATCAAGAACTGCATGAGCAACGGGCTCATGCTGTGGACTTATCAACAAATCGTCGTTCCCAACGTCGCGGCACAGGTGGCATACACGATCGGCCCAGTAGGGGCAGACATCACAACTACTCGCCCGCTGCGTATCTCGGAGTATGGAAATTTCATTCGGCAAGTGCAGGCTGGCGCGAATCTCGATACTCCCGTGCGCGTAATATCCAGGGCTGAATATCTTCAGTTCGGGAACAAGACGGCGCCGGGGGTCATTAACACCATCTACTATGACTCCCAATTCAATACCGCAACGACACCTTCGCCTTCGACGGGTTACGGTACGCTCTACGTTTATGTGGCGCCTGCCGATACGTCGCGGACTTTGTACCTGAATGCGCAACGGCAACTGTATGACATGACTACAGGTACTGACGAATTCGATTTCCCATCGGAGTGGTATTACTACCTCCTGTATGCGTTGGCGGCGGATATCGCGGATGACAACGAAGTGCCCGAAGATCGGATAACTCGCTTGGAGCGCACGCGAGATAAGATGCTCAACGATCTGGCGGACTGGTCGGTTGAAACTTCTTCAGCCACTTTCACGGCAGATACTCATGCCTATCGGGCGAGCCGATAATGCCTCTGACAAGCCCTCTTCGCATTCCTTTTTCGTGGCCTTATAACCCACGCAATGCCGACTCGACTCGAGATCCGCAGCGACTGAACGTAATGGACGAGCACAACGTCGGCACTATGGATGACAGCGTGCGTACTTTGAAGCGCCCAGGAACTGCGCTCGCCTATAGCTTAGGGGCAGGGCAGGGACAGGGGATCACCAACTATAATGACTCGACCTATGCTGTTATTGACGACAGCTTCGTTTCCGTTACGGCGAACCCGAATTCCGGCACGACGGCGGCTACTTTTTCAGCATCTACAACTCCCGCTTGGGCTCCGCGCTATCTCGGCAACGCGCTTGTATTCAAAGACCGCATGTGGATTCTGTCTGGGTTCGGCGTTGCCGGCCTTCCCGCGGGCGATATATGGTCATCTACTGATGGCGTGACCTGGGCGGCTGCTTCGGGATCGGCACCTTGGGGTGGGCGCCAGGGCTTCGGAGCGTGCGTGCTGGGCAACAAGATGTATGTGATGGGCGGCTACGGCAGCACCACCGACGCTCCCGCGACGTGGCTCAACGATGTGTGGTCGTCGGAGAATGGGACAGACTGGGTACAACTGGTAGAGTCGGATGTGGTGGGCACGGCCAACACCGATCGCTGGAACCCACGCGCTAATTTTGGCTGTGTCGCGTCGAGCAGCGGCATCTTCGTGATTGGCGGTTCTGGCCCAAGTTTCCTGTTTGACGACGTGTCGTATTCCGCGGATGGTATTACCTGGGCGCGGGTAGGTGGCGCGTTCGGATGGGGCAATCGAATGCTATTCGGGTGCCTCTACTACCAGAACAAACTCTGGATCATCGCCGGCTATACCACACTGCCCCTTAGCGACGTGTGGGTTTCCTCGGATGGTGGGGTGAGCTGGACGCAGACTACGGCAGGTTTTGCTGCGGGGCGTTTTGATTCCGCGTGCTGTGTTTACAACAATAAAATGTGGTGCCTGGGTGGAGTTGGCGGGGCCAATTATTCCGACGTGTATTCGTCTACCGATGGCGCTACATGGTCATTGGTCACGTCTACGCCAGGATGGACTGGGCGTGCAGGCGCTCTCGCTTTGGTCTTTCGCACTCCCGCTTCCGTGAGTACCCATCGCTACCCGTCGATATGGGTGCTTGGGGGGAATACCGACGCGGGGATTTCAAATGAAGTGTGGCGTGGGGATCTGGATACGGCGGTCGGGACTTCGATCGCGCTCTCTCCCACCGTGGCTTCCCAGCAGTACCAATTCAATTCGTTCCAGACAAGCACGCGGCTGCTCATCAAGAATCAGTCGAATATGTGGGTGTACGATTCCGGCAGCATCACAGTCGTAACCGAAGCAGGATACCCGACGACGACTGTTCCCGGCATCGTCGTGCTGGGTGGCTCGGCATATGTGATGGACCCTAGCGGGCTCATCTACAACTGCGCGTTGGATAACCCCTATTACTGGCCGGCGCTGAACGTGCTTGGCGCGGACTACGAAGACGATGCGGGCGTGTGCCTGGTCAAGTACCTGAATTATGTCGTGGCCTTTGGCACCTACACGACGCAGGTTTTCTACGATGCTGGCTTGGCTGGCGGCTCGCCCCTGCGCCCTTATCTCAACGCCAACATGAAAGTCGGCTGTACGGCAGCAGCAACAGTATGCCAGGTGGGCACGACCGTAGTGTGGGTGGGACAGACGCAGCAGGGATCGCGCCAGGTGATGATGTTCAACGGGCTTACTCCGCAGCCAATCTCAACCCCCGCAATCGACAAGATTTTGACGAGCCAGTTGACACCAAGCAGTATGCGCGCATTCTGCTTTTCGGCTAACGGTCATGTTTTTTATGTGCTTAATGGGGCGCATCTGGCTTCGCGCGCACTGGTCTATGACTTTAGCATCAAGAATTGGTATGAGTGGGAACATTCGATCTTTGCCGGATTCGACTATCTGGCTTCGGCAGACCTTCATGCAGTAACAACCTATCTGCTACACCCAACCAACGGCAACATCTATGCCGCGGGCACAACTTTATACGACGACGATGGGAGCCCCTTTACCGTCTATCTGCGAACCAAGATTTTCGACGCGGATATCCAACGTAAGAAATTCTGGGGGCGCCTGGATCTAGTGGGAGATCAGAATCCCGGCCTGCTCAATATCAGCTTTTCCGACGATGATGGGCAGACCTACAGTCTCGCACGACAGGTGAACATGAACAACGACCGGCCCGCGCTGTTCCGTAATGGCGCCTCCCGTCGTCGTCTCTTTGTCGCTTCGCAAACAGACTCCAATCCTATGGGGCTGGAATCTTTCGAGCAGCAATTTGAGATTGGAACCTAAGTGGATATCAATACCCTGCTGGGAATGATGCGCGGACGAATGTTCGCTGGCGGATCACCCACCTTCCGAGAGGGAGGCAGATCCGCGCCGATGTATGATCCTCCAGGTGCGGGCGGTGCGCCTCCTCCACCGGCTGTGGGGATAGACGAGCCCCAGATCCAGCCTGTCGCAGCCACGCCGGTCGCGCAGAACAGCACGCATGGCATGGACTTCATGAACCAACTGCTCGGGATGCTCAGTGGGAGCGCGAGTAACACGGGCATGGTCCCGCAGGCCCAGGTTCGCGGCCTGCCCCAGTCCAGACCTATGGGCGGCAATCCGCTGATGATGTTCATGCAGAACCTGCGCGGGCCGCGGGGGCGATAATGCCTGACTATATTACGGCGGTAGGACAAGCTAGAGCATTAGCAGCCGGGGCGGGTAACGCACCAGGGCAAACGCACGTTGATGATTGGATTCGGCAAAACCCTGATATGAATGATTACGGTAGGGCTAGTCTGCTGCTAGACCCTAATCAAACATACGCAACAATAGCTCAAAGATATTCAGCAGACGGTGTTGAGGGTGGGGGCGGCGATAATTCAGCAGAGATTGCTAGAGGACAGGCCGCGCTAAAACAAGCACAACAATATGATCCGAACGCTAAATTTGATTCTAGCGGCAGTCTTATTTTTGATAGGTCTAAGCTCCCGAAATGGAGCGGAGGCACTTTCAATAACGATGGACGCTACACAGCACTCAGCACAAACAACGCGGGCGATCGGGTAAAAGATTCGCGGTATGTTATCCACGACAATAACTACGGCGACTACACATATTCCGGCAACTTGAAACAAGCCAGCAACGATGCGGCTGGCGGCGGTGTCATGGGGCAGCTTCAGACGTATATGCCGGCAGTCATTTCCTCCATCATGGCGATGGCAAGCGGAGGGGCGGTGTCTCCCGGTCTGATTCAGGCGATAACCAGCGCCAGCGAGGGCGGTGGCATCATGGACTTGTTGAGGATCATTGGCAGCAGCGTAGCGAACAGTTACGTCCCTGGTAGCGGAACAGCAATCAATTTAGCGGCGGGAGCCGCACAGAGGGGTAGATGAGATGCCTGATCCGAATGCGACAAACGTTGGTGGTGTTGGCGGTCTTTTCGCAAGCATCTTCGATCTCATCAACGCATCGCGTGGGCAAGGCACGAATCGCGGCAACACCGCGGCGGCGATGTCTGACCCATTCATGGGCCAGCGCGAAGGCTATCAGAAACAACTGCTCGGCCTGCTCACTGATCCATCGTCGTTCAAGATGGACCCTGGCGCCGTCTTCGCCCGCGATCAGGGGCTCGAAGGCGTAGCCCGATTCGGTAACTCCATGTTCGGCACTACGCGCTCGGGTAACACCGCGGACACGCTGAACCGGGACGCGACAGGGTATGCTGCCCAGCAATTCAATAAGCGCATCGACCAATTGATGACGCTCTCGGGAGCCACAACGGGCTCGCCGGCTGCGGCGGGAGAGCAATACATCCGGGGCAATCAAGCAAATGACCAGGGCTTCGCCAGCGGCGCCGCAGGTCTTAACACTCTTCTCAGCTTGCTGGGCGGTAGTGGGGCGGGAGGGGTAGGTGGCGTAGCAGATCTGATTAGGCGGGCGCTCACTGGGGGCGGCGGCGGGGGTTCGCTCAATGCTGACGGCACGATTAATTGGGGTTCAACGGGAACAGGAACTGGCGATCAGGGTGGATTCGTCGGCGGCGATGGAACGTACACGCCCGATCCCACGACGCAGCCGATAGATTTTGGTGGTGGCGGCGGGATTGAAGATCCGTGGGCGACGGAGCCTGGGTTCGGAGATGGCGGCTTTGATTTTGGCAACATCGACTGGTCTAACTGGGGCTGATGATGGCGATTTATTCAGACTTGCTCGATATCGTAGGCAAGGAACAGACCATCCGTGATATGCAGGGAAGGAATTCCTTGCACGCGGCACAAACAGAACAGATTCAGAAACAGAGTGCGCTGCAGGATGAGGCGCGCAAGATCATGCGCGAAGCCCAGTTGGCACGGGATGCCGCTGACACGGCGAACCA